AAAGATATATTTTGATAAACCTTTTTTTGGCTACTTTCTAGTAATATCTTATAAAAATATTGAGTCAAATATTGATGACAATAATTTACTTAATCTAAATTTTGCTTTATACAAAAAAACAAGCGATAGTAATATTATTAAGATTATTGAAAAAAAACCAGAGACATTAATCACTATAAAAGAATGTATAAATTATTGTAAGTTTTATTTAGAAAAACTTATTAATATTAAAAAACTAACACCAAAAATCATTGAAAATTTAAGAAAATATTAATTACTGCTTCTCAATTAATTTCTCTTGCTTACTCTTCTCTTGTTTATCTTCTTTTATTTTGTCGTTAAGATAATCAGCTCCAAATTGAGCCGTGAAATAAATAAATATTTGAATTAAAATCTCCAACATTATATTACTTTTAACACTCTCTTACCAGCACTATTTTTGAAGTATGTAGCAAATTGATTTCTATTGCCATCTTTTTTAATAGAATAATGTATCCAGCTTTCTTCTACTAAACACTGATCCGCAGTTATTCCTAGTTCTTTTATTTTCAAGACTATATCTTTTAACTTGTTAGAATCTCTAACTTTAACTCCATCAATAATTGGTCGCCAGTCACAAGCTTGAAATATTAAGTGTTGACTTTTTTTAGCTCCGCCAACCATCTTATTTAATAATGGACTTCTCCAAGCACTGCTAATATCAATAGGCAATCCCAACTTATCTCTTAATTCTTGCATCTTATCAGCAAGCAACATCCCATTTTCAAGATATTGCTCTTGAATATCTTGTGATAATTTATAAAATTCTAATTGATTCTCTTTTAATGTAATTGAATCAAAAAATTCATTAAATCCAAAGTTTTTTCTTTTTAAATCTGTTATTTGCATTTCCATTTAGAAAGTTGTTGATATTTTTTGAAGTTAGCAATTTTTCTATCGCTACAATAAACCATTGCAAGCTCATTTTGCAATATTAGACTACTATAATCTACTCCATCTACAAACACATAGGCAAGTCGTCTATTGTATATATCTCTCTTTTTATAATCATCTTTTAAATCTACACATTGATTGAGTAAATACTGCTTTGCAAAAGATTTAGCTCTTTCTCTCAAATCAATAACATCTATAATTTGCTTATTAGTAAATTCAGCTTGCTTTACTGCAATTTTTAATTTCTTATCAAAAGCATCAATTCCTAAAATTCTTATTGTATCATTCTTTGTTTTAAAAGTATCTCCGTCAATTACTTCAATAACTTTTTCGCAAGCAATCGCTTTACCTATTCCCAAAAATATTATTAGTGATATTGCAAAAACTAATAACATTTGAATTTCAGTTATTCGTCTCCAACGACTTCGCATTCTTCGCATAATCTAAGTTGTTCTTCTGTTGATATTAATACTATTTCTTTTTTTTCTGGTTTTACTAATTCTGGATTCGTCGCCAAAAACTTCATTAATGTTAAAAAAATTCCAAAACTCATTTTATTAGATTAGTTGCAGGTTGCAAAACATTAAAAGCATCTTGTTTTCCAAGAAGTGCCAAAACTAGAAAAATAAAAGCAAAAATAATGAAAGCAATAAAATATAAACTCATTTTAAATTTTTTCTCATCTTTTACAATATCTTCTATAATATGATTTTGATTTACTAGAATTGTAGTCTTTCTCAAATTATTTAATATCTCATATTTAGCATCTTGCTTTTTATCAACTGATAATATCAATTTTAAAAGAGATAGAGAGCAAAATATCCAGTATGATGACTCTAATATACTCCAAAGCTTATCTTCTTCTCCTATTTTATTACCATTATTATTATTTAGCCAATTCATTTGTATGATAAAATAATAAGAACTTATCGCAATCAAAAATAATATAAGTATCAAAACAAGATATTTATTATATTCTATTTTAATTTTTTTACTTTTATTTAATGTAATTTTTATAAAAGCTATAAAACATAACAAAACATTAAAAGAGCATAGTATAACTGGCAATACTTTCAAGATTAAATCTGCTGGACTCATTAACAATCTTCTTTAATATTAAGACATAAACAATTATACTTCTTATCGTGTAAATAGATTATATCAAGCATTTCATTTGAAACAATTTCTTCAAAAGGTTCGTTTAACGAATAAAAAGGTTTTGCACCTTGGCAGAAGCTAGCATTACTTGCTATTACGACTTTCTCTTTGTTTTTTAAGCCACAACCGTTTATCATCATTGCTAACAGTATTGGCATCAGCAATGATTTTATCAAGCTTCTCTCTTTGTTTTTCTTTTTCTTCATATTGTTTTACTTGTTGTTTTAAAATCTCGGCATCACTTATCTTTTTTGAGGTAAAAAAACCCAAAATAAAAGTAAATATACCAGCAAAAATTGTAAAAAATTTATTTATCATTTTTAGTTTTGATTGTTGCTACTTTTTTCTTTGAAAATATACTAGTTATCTTTTCTAAACTGTCAATAGAAACAACACCGCCAAGAAAGGCACTATAAATCATATAGTTAGTAATTACTTCTTGCAATACATCAGCATTATTTTCGTATTTGATAATCATAAAAACAACAAATCCAATTATTGCAAATGTTGATGTTAGAAATGCAAATCTACGGCTAGAATAATTGCCTTTGCCATCGCTTACAATTCCTCTAAAAAAACTAGGTTTATTTTCCATTGTTACTCCGTTTTTTGTTCTTATTGTTATTTTCAATTTCAATTTGTAAAATTCTAACAGTATTCTCTTCTACTTTTTTAGCTAATATATCAATGTTATTATTTACATTTTCATAATTTCTATTAAGAGCAAGAATATCTCTGTTAAAATTTTGAGATTGAGCTTTAATTTCTACTTCTGCTTTTTGCACTCTATCGTCAATTTTTTCAATGATCTTTTTAAAATCTTGCATAGACTCATTAAGAATAGTTTTTATATATCTAGTTATACTAAAAAACATTAAGATATTACTACTAAAAACTAGCCATAATACATTAAAACCATATTGCTTAAAAAATGGTATAGATGTTTTTAATATGTATTCAATTGCTTCTATCAATCTAACCCCCTCGTTAATTCTTGAAGTTTTATTCTTGCAGTTTCAATATCGCATTTAACATTATTTATATCTAAATTTGATATATGAAATAGATTATAAACATCTTCTTGTTTATCAAGAATTACTGCATAAGTAAAATCAAAAATTGGGAAATTTGTTTTAGTAAATACTTCTCTTAACTTACTACCGCTATCAATATTAAATTCTCTTTTATTATATCCTTCATTAGCTCCGATAATCATTTCCATAAAAATCGGTTTTTGTGTATGTTCGCATTTCTTAATATTTCTACAAGCATAAACTGTTGGCTTATCTTTTTTTGATGAAACTAGTTTTAAAAATGACAATGTTTCAAAATCAAATTTGTGCGACTGTTGATAAAAATTATTATATTGCTTTATTGACTTGACTTCACATTTATCATTATTGCAAAATTGCTTATATAATGCAACATTTCTATAAGTTAAACTTATCTCTTCGGCTCTCCACCATCCAACAGCATAACCAGTTCCGCACTCTTTTACTAAGTCTTGCAAAACAACTTCAATTTCTCTTTTATTGGAATATTCAAATAACTTATCTTTGTTCTGATCTTTCATCAAGATATAGCAAATTTGCAAGTATAATAAAAATATTGATACAAGATAAATTGCAAAATAAAATATTTTTTTTAAATTTAGTTTTTTACAAAAAGACCTAATCATTATAACTTAAAAATTTTATCTTTATTAACATAAGATTGATTAATGATTTCTGCTGGACTTGGCAATAAATCACAATTATCGCATCTACCAATATCAAAGAAAAATCTATTAACTTCACCGGAACAAAAATTGTCAAGATTATCTAAACTTCTATTCTTGATAAATATTTTTAACAACTTTTGGCTCCAATTTGGGCTAATCATTGCATTTATAACAGAATATTTTTCTTTTTTATCCCAAAATTTACGAGCATAAATATTCTCATCTTTTAATAATTCTTGTTTTGCAGGTATTATATAATAATCAATATTTTTATTTAAAAATTTACTATCTATTAAATACTCATCGCCATTTTTATTAATTGAAAATCTACTAACTTTTTTACCGCCCTCTGATCCAAGGCTCTCACCAAAAGAAAATGATATTGAGTCATTGTGTTTTACAATATCAAAAATCATACCAATATGTTCAATTTTAATTAACTTCTCTTTTAGCGGATTAAATTTATAAGAAAAAAAGTTAATTATCTTACCAACAAAATAATACCATTTCTTGTAATGAAAGCCAATTAAATCGCCATTTTTAATTATATTAAATAATATCTCTATTTTCATTCAAACCAACTATTTTTTAATATTTCTCTTGTTGTTAGAATAATATTATTATTATCAACATACCTGAATAATTCTCTATTTACATTAATTATTGCATTTTTAACATAACTAGGAATCGTAATTTGTTGACCCAGAGAATTGGTATCTTTTATTAGATCCAATAACTTGCTAATAGTTTTTGAAACATTAATTTTTAGACCATCTTTTTTAGGGAAGATAAAATTATCATCAAATGTTTTTTTAATGGTTTTAATTTTATTGTAATCATCAATAGAATTAATATCTAAAATGTAATTATCTTTTAATTGCTTCATTGACACAACATAAGTCAATAACTCTTCAAAAATATATTGCCACAACCAATTAAGGCAAGAACACTGTATTTGTCTTTCAATGCCAGCTTCTAAAATTGTTATGAAAAATGTTTGTGTTTTCTTCCCTTTTATATCGTCCACATAACTTCCAATGGAACTTTTTATGATATTTAAAAGTTCAGTTCCATTTTTATCTCTTAGATTAACACTAAATCTAAATCCATTTTCTATTGTTAACAGTAAGCAAGAATTGTACCTATTGTCAATTTCTGTTATTAGATTTTTCTTAACATTAATTAATTCCTCAGACTTCGCTTTGTATAACTCATATTGAATAGAATCTTCTCTTGATAATTCTTTTAATTTTCCATCAACTAAAACAAACCTTGATTTAAAATTCTCAAAATCATAATCGTCAGGAACTCTATAATGAGGACAATTATTTTTGAAAAATAACTCTAAATCTATATCATTTTCTATAACTTCGCAAGGAATACCATATGTGTCGAATTTAATAAATTTCATAATTTTTATATTATATTTAAAAGCTTAGTATGAACGGACATATCATTGATTTTAACCATACCAGCACCATCGTCGTCGCCAGTATATCTATAAAGTCCAGAATTATCGTGACCATAATCAAAGAAATAAACAGATCCATCATCTTTTATTATATTGGCAGGATTCCAACCTATTTGTCCTATTTGACCAGGGACAGTTAAATCGAAAGTGCTAATATTACTGTCGGGATTACCATTAAAAATATTAGTTATTCTATTAAATTTTAATAAACTACCAGGAGTTGGAGATGATGCCGAATAACTTAATATTTCAACTTTATTATTTGTTAGATTGAAGAATGTTACTAATTCATATCCAAAACAGTTCTCTTCAGTAGAATAGCCCGATAAACTACTTTTTATTGGAGATGAAACACTTATTGCATTGTTTTCAAAATCAAATTGCAATAAAAAACAACCTATATTTGGATTTGCAAAATTACCAATTATTATTTTATTTACATTATCGTGCTTCACATACCATTCTTGAGAAATATTTGCAACTCCACCACCAATATTCGTTGAAAATCCATATAAATTTGTTAAGCCAAGAGTAGAATAATTAAATATATTTTGCCTTGTTCCATCTTTATACATTGTTATTAACCTTTGATTATTGTTATCGAACCACACAATAAAGCCACTCAATAACAATGTTGCAGGCAAACAGTCGGCACTAGGAGGGCTAGGAGATATACTTGACAATGAAAGGTTAACAGTCAAATCTTTATTGACTACTTGAAATATTGATTGCGAAATACTATTTGTATTTATAGAAGCAAAATAAAGTTTTCCTCCATTCCAGACTTTATAACTTCTATGATCGTCTTGAGCGGTTTGAGCGGGCACTAAAAACAATTCTCTTTGATCAGAGAATGTAGCTACTCCATTATTTGCAAAACAATATAAGGCACAATTAAAATCAGTGTCTGTCAAAACTTGAAAAGATGGATAAGAAGAATGTGTTTTAACTAAGTACCAACCTGCATAATAATCTCCAGAATTAGAGTATTTCGTTGAATTAAATATCATTCTAGCATTATCAAAACCAAAAATGCTATAAAGGTGAGTTCTTATTGGTATTAATTTTTTTGTAGAAGTTTCTAATGAAGTTAAGTATTGAGAAAATTTATAATAACTCCAAGTTATAAAAGCATTTTGATAAACAGTTAAGTTGCCGCCAGAAAAAGAAGATGAGCCAGAATCAGAGCACATAATCTCAAATTGAGAACTATTTATTATCCTTCTAACAAGTGCAAAATTAACATTGAAAGGAGTAGTTGTCCCGCTGATAGAAATAACATCTGCCTGTTTCAATCCATTAGTAGTTGCAGTTGTAATTGTGGCAATAGGACCACTTCTTGTAATGCTATTTATCGCAATACTTGAAGATGAATCGTAGAAATATTTAAGATTAATATTAGCAAAAACAGGTCTTGTTATGGTAGGGCTTTCGGCTATTATAGAACCGCTAGAATTATAAGCAAGAACTTTAAAAGAGTAAGGAGTGCTTGCATCGTCAGGATTGCTAGGAGTCAATCCTGTAATTGTCCTAGAAGTTGTCGTCATCCCAGATATTGTTGTTGGGTTTGATAGAATTGCCGATCTTTGATATTGTATTCTATATTCCGTTGCATTGATAAAAGAGCTCCAAGTCAATGTTGCAGTTGTGCCAGCAGATAAGTCAAAACTATCAACACTAAAATTTGAAACTTCAGAAAGTGTTGTAAATTCCTTAGTATCATCTTGAATATTTGCAGTTTTTTGAACCAAAATAGCATAAGAGTATGTCACTCCTTGTTCTATAACAATATTAGTTGTTAAGTTTGGACTATTGATAGTTGCCGCTGGAGTATCTTGCACTATATCTATATTGCCAAGAGCTATTTTTTTTACATAAATTTTATATTGAGAAGCATCGGTTTGGGCATTCCAATTCAATGTTACTAGGTTACCAGAACCAGATACAACAAAATCAGTAGCATTTATAAAATAAGTAAGTATATCTTGAGAAGAACCTCCGCCACCAGTATTATTCCTATATTCTAGTTTTCCAGTGCTTGCATTATAAACTTGAATCTTATTATCTCCAATATTTGTCTCATCGATCTCTTTTGTGCCAACTCTTTTATCACTACTAGATAATTTTGCACTCAATTGACTTTGTAAAGAAGAAGTGACCCCCTTTACATATGATAACTCTGTTAAACTAGGATAAGTTGCGGTTGTAAGCGATTGAATTTGCTTATTGGTATTTGTTGCCAATATTGTATTGGCGGTTGCAGACTTTAAAATAATTGAATTGTTAATTATGCTGTCAAAATAACCAGTATATAAGCTTGATATATTAGTGCCGTTTAATGTCGAATTGGCATTATCGTAAATGCAATTGTTTTGTAATGAATAATTAACACCAATTGGGATATTAATTTTTGCAATTGTGTTATCAGGATATAAAAATCTAACATTTTCAGCAATGAAAGTTGCACCACTAGTACCAATTGTAAATGTTGTGCCACTTGCTATATAAATAATTGCATCTCTAACTGAAATAAGACCAGCGGTTAGGGTAAATTGAGAAATATAATCATTAGTTATAACATTGACATTTGCACCAGCATTATTAACAGTAAAAATTCCACCTCTTTGATTATAAAAATTCTTAATTCCAGAGCCAGTTATTGAAATAGGAGTTGTTGCATTAAAAACTAGGTTAAAATTATCGGTTATTGCATTACTAGAATCAGAGTAAGAAGTTGCAATATTTACATCAACCAATTTAACATAACCAGCAGTTCCGCTTATTGGAGGAGACTTAACAAAACTTCCAAGAGATAAATAAGAATAAGTTTGCGAACCAATATTATTATTCTTAGAAGTGTATGTTCCAGTTGTTCCACAAATTCCCCTATGAGAAGCATTATAGCCAGTAATCTCTATATTATATTGACTAAACTCGGCACTTTCTGTTATCGCAGAAGGTAAATGAATTAACATTTCACCAGTATTGCCCAGCTTTGTATTTGCATAAGCAAGAGTTGAAAATGCACTATTAGGAGTGAAGCCGTCATTTAGATCACTGCCAGAGCCATTAACTCCACCAGAAATATACCAAGTTTTTATATTTTTGTTTGTCGTCTTATCTTTAACAATATCTAATTGATTTTGCAGATAAACGATATCGCTAGATAAAATATTGGCATTATTAGCAATAGCAATTGATTGTCTCCAATCAACATATGGAGTAATACCATCAATACTAACAATTCTTGCTTTTGCACTATTTGAATAACTATCAGAAGTTTGATAAATAACTGCCCCAACAAGCTTAAACTCCTGCAATGGCAAGCTACCTAAACTCGGTGCATTCCTAGCTCCGTCCCTTGCACTCGGTAAAGTGCTATAACTCTGTTGCCCCATAACAACGAACCATTGGTAGCTTATTGAAGGTGCAACATAAATATAGCCAACAGCATAATCATTATTAGCCAACTCTGTTAATTGCCAATTACCACTAACATTTTGGTTGTAATAAGCTCTATTAATACCTTTTTTAGCAATAAAAGAAGCAGATTTATCAACATCCCAACCATTAACTCCGCTTCTATAAATTATTGGTAATATTTGAGTGGCTGTTCTTGAATTGATATTATGTTTTATGTCTTCATCCCATATTATCCCACTACCAGCAGTCAATTGAATATGAGAATTGCTATTTCCAATACCATCAACAACTAAAGATAATGCTAGTCCGCTTTCGTATTTTGTGCCAATTGTTAAATGTTGTTGTAAATGTATTTCACTAGCCCATTCACATCCGTGAGTTTCAATTTGTGCATCAGGCAAAGATGCGGTGCCAGTCCAGTAAATAAAAGCAACATAACATCTTCTTAATATTAATTCGCTAGTAAATGTTGTCGTCTCTTGCAATAGTCCATTATTATCAAAATAAACAAAGTGATTGCCAATATCATTAGATATTGTTATTGACTCATTAGCAGTTTTAGTATATTTAACTCCATTTGCATAAAAAGAAAAAGAGTCACCAACTTTTGCAATTGTTAAAGTTCTTGTTGCCTCGTCCCAAGATAATGATATTTGAGTAGTATCAATAAAACCATTAGGCTCGCCATCAATTCTCGGTGCTTTTAAATCTAAAGCATTGTCAGTTTCAGTTTTAGAATAAACATCAAGATTAGTTCTTGCAGTTGCATTATTTGTTAAATCACTTAAATTAGCTGTCTTTTGCAATGAAGTATTATCAGTATTATCAATCTTTACAAAATTATTGCTACCAAGATAAATAACTTCGTCGCCACTTTGCCAGTCAGTATAACCACTTAAATTTGTATTACCAGCAATAGAAACAATCCAGCAATAACCAATTTCTTTTTGTATTGTTAAAAGATCGGGAGTGTTAGTATAAGCATTCCAAGGTTGTGATTGCAAAATTTTAACACCGCCCGGAATTTGAGTCAGCAATATTTTTGCATTAGCATCTAGCCCAGCAATTCCATTAGAAACATTTTTTCTATTATCTATTGCAATATCAACTTGATCAGTTATTGATTGCTTTACAATATCTTTTACTTCTCTTTTTGTAGTAAAGCCTTTTTCAAAAATAGAATTAGTCATTTTTCTTAATTATTAATTGAATATTAGTATTTGCTCCTATATCAACGAGAGATAATGTTGCATTGCTTTCAAATGTTAATTGTTGATTATCAATTGACTCATTCATTCCAGTAATCTCAGCATAAATATCAGGCTTGCCGTTGTATGATTTATTAGCTAGATTATATAAATTTTTTTCTTGATAACTAATTTTAGCATTATCAAAAACAGATGCTACATCACTTGTTAGTTTAAATGTATATGTTCCAGCAGTTAAATCATAAGAAGTATTAGCAATTGTAAAAGTAATTGATGAGCCAGTAATATTAGTTGCAATATTCTTAACGGCTAACCCGTTTTTACAATCAAAATAATCAGTCTCTAATATCTTAGTTGTCTTTGCAGTAAATTTCTTCTCACCATTAAAAAAATCACTAATATAAGTTTCACCTTCAATTGCAACAACCTCGCAATTATTTAAAAATGCCTTCACTTCACCGATAACATTGTGAGGATTATCGCAATCAATAATAATCTTAACTTTACTATCTTGCCAAAAGTATTTAGCAGTAAAACCTACAATAGCCCTATTTGTTAATGTTGTTGTCATTTTATTTCCAATTTATATTATTAATTTCGGTTTCAGTATTTGCTTTATTTACCAAAGCAACAAGATTGTCATATTGCTTATAATTCTCGCCATTTCTTTCGACTAATTCGGCACTAATTGTTTTTGCTAGTGCAGAAGTTAAAGCAATGCAAATCTTTTTATCTTGCAAATCTCTTGTAAAATAAGGAATTGTTTGATTAAACATTATGCAGGCTGTTAGAATAGCATTAGGATCAGATGCGGGATTGCTAGGATGTCTATTAGCATAAAATAAAAATCCAGTGTCAGCACCAAGAGTTCCATTATCGTTTAGTATCTTCGCAGTGCAGTTGGTAAGAGGATCAATATTTTTTTCGTCTCTTATCGCTTTTAATTCTTGAATTTTATTAGCTTTTACCTTGTCTAATAAATATAAATCAATTTCTTTTTGAGTTGGTTTTGTCCAGTTAGCAAAGAAATCGCCGATTTGATTTTCGTTATCAAAAACTGTGATTTGAGTTTTTTCAGGGTTTTGTAAGTATATTTTTGTCATAATTTAAAATTTTTATAGCCTAAAATGCTGATTGAAATAGGGGTAAAATTATAGCTAGCACTTATATATATTCTAGATGATTGATCTGTAATAACATTAGTCTGAACTCCAAAGTCATAAGGAGTGCTTCCAACTCCTGAAAGTGAATTGTGAGTATTATTTCTTGATGTTAAAGCTGGATTTCTAAAAAATATACCCAAGTTAGACTGACTAGTACCTGAGACATTATATGAAAGTCTTGACTCGCAAATAACTCCAAGTGGAACTGGTAATTGTAAAAATGTCTCTGTTGTAGTTAATGGACCAGAATATGATAATATTGCAGTTTTATATTCAAAAAAATTACCATATTGTGTAAATGCTCTTATGTTGCCACTTAGATCTGTAAGAACGGAACCCCTATAATTATATTTAGTGTAACCACTAGGCAAAACGGGACTCGTCGCATTTGTTGAGAATATCGCATCACTAACACCAGTTGTTGGGTTATATATTGCATAGCAATGATACCAAGTAGAATTAGTTTTTGTGCCAGTATCTAAACCGCCTTGATTAGTGCCAGCAGTCCAGTTTGCATCTAATCTTTTTGTCATCGCTGTTAATGTAGCTTCTCCGCTAAAATCACTAAAAATGAAGTTGCCAGCAGAGAAATCTATATCATTATTAGAGTCTATTGTATTATTTGAAATTGTGATTGGTTGCGAGTAATAAACAATCCCTTTTGTTGTGGAACTTGTATTCTGCACACTTGAAAGTCCAGCGATTTTAAAAACCCCATTTCTATAAATAAGAGTTATCTCGTTATTCGCAGGTATATCATTAGCTGTTAAATCAGTTGTTCCATCTTCTTTTTTAATATTTTTAGTGCCAAGATTTGCAACATTAACAGTAGAAGCACCTGTATTTGCATTAGCAGTAATAAATCTAACTCTCATACCATCCACATAAGCAGTGGGAGATTTAAAAGTATTGATAGAAGTTAATATATAATTATTAGCAGTGCCACTATCTGTATAACAATCAGCTATTGCAACATAATTAGCTACTGCCTGCGGTATTTGATTGATTAATGATGTATTGGGTGTCTGACCTGATGAAGTTATTAAATTTTCTAAATCTTGTATCTGATTCCATTCGTCAGCATTAAGTAAGCTAACACCATCAATTTTATCTGTATTAAAATTAGACATATCTATAAATTATTTTAGTTTGGGCTGGTTTTAATCTCTCAAAAAAACAGAATAAAACATCGCTAACACTTGCTTTAAATTGAATTGGAAAAGAGTAAGGAAATCCAGTATTTTGATATTTTTTATCAATGTTAACAATAATGATAAAAGGCATTATACTAGCATTTCCCAAAACTATTGGGAACTTCAATGGAAATCTCATTAGCTCAGATCCAGAATTAACAGTTACATCATATCCAAGTATTTTTGCAATAAATTCAAATTGTGTTTTTGTAGTGCATTCATAACTTGACAACTTGAATAAAACATTTCTTCTTCTTTCCTCAATTGTTTTAGCAACTTGAATACAGCCATCAGGAATACCGACCATCGCTTCCCATTCCTCAATTAAATCTATTGTATTGTTTATGTTATATTGGTATTTAACATCACTTATCTTTTTATCAAATAATAGAAATTCTACCGATAAACCTTCAAGCAATTTATACCAATTGCTCTGTGGATTGTTTTTATTGATATGTATTTTATCATTTCTAACATATTGACTTATCATATTGTAATAGTCCCAAGTATTGGTAATTCATTATCAGCAACATCAATATTGCCGACAGGACTTGATAATGTAAATTGTGGTCTATTGCCAGCATTATCAATAGTAGAATATATTAAGCCAATGTACTCATTAGCAATAATATCTTTACCCAGATCAACTGCTTTTGATTTAAAATAATCAGTTATATTATCTTTTATTAATTGTTTCATTTCTGCCGTGTTTGGAGAAATTGAACTAAAAACAAAATCAATAGTTTTTTGCACTGGTGCAGATACAATAATTAAATCATTCCCCATATTTGCTGGTTTAATTCCTGTTTTTGTATCAATAATAGCATTCTTCACTTCTAGCAATTCTTGACTTGTAGGTATAATATTTAATTGTTTATCTTTTACAAAATAGATTGTTGTATAACCGGCACTAGGAGTCGCAGTTTTAACCCAAATTCTTGTTATATTTGCAACTTTTTCTTTTATAAAAACAGGTAATCCAGCTTCGCTAAAAGGTGCTGTAAAATTACTTGTTCTTTCAATAATTCTTGCTCTTAATGTTTCGTCATTTTCTGTATCACTACCATCAATAACACTTTCAACAAAACACTCATCATCAACATTTTCAATCGGAGTTGTTAATTCTAACTGTGTTCCAGTAATTGGATTATAGCCCAGCTCACTGGCAATGATTTGAGTATTTACAAATGTTGCAGTTGCTAATATGGTTCCTGTCGCTGGACTTGTTGGCAAATTATCTACTGTATAAGAAAATTGATTGCTATTTAAAACATTGATAGTCGCAGTTTTATTGTAATCACTCTGATTGGCTCCGCTAATAATAACTTGCATACCAGTTGCATAATTATGCTCACTAGTTGTTGTGGCAGTTGCAATATTACCACTTCTTGTTATACTAACTTGTATTGAGCTAGTTATAATTGTTGCATCATTTACTGTTATAAATTCAGTCCCATTTGCATCTTGTATTGTAGTTCCAGCTGTTATTGTAGTCCCAGCAGTTCCAGTAAAAACAATAAAACCAGTTGCTTTTGTAGATGATTTTCTATTAATGCCGAATAACTGTCCCCAAAATTGCAAATATTCATCAGTTGCAGTTTGAGGGAATAATTGTTGCAAAACAAGTTTAATCATATCTTGATTTTCATCAAAACCAGCTGACATTGAGTCTACTAAACCTTTCACTAAACTGTTAGGTCTATTTGGATCAATCTGTTTATCAATAGTTGCATTTTTGTTAACACTTAGTATTAATGCACTTGCTATTGATTTTTGATATTCTTGTATTGTTTTAAAATTAATTGGCATTTACAATAAAGTTATAATTCTTTCTTGATGAGTCAAAAACATTGCTAACAATAACATCTATTACATAACTATTATTATTAATCTCTATATTAACATCAACATCGCTAGCATAATTTAAATTAGTTAACCACTCCAAGCCTTGCTTTATTGTCTCTTCTAATTCGCCAGCGTTTTCTTCTGTCACTTTTGCCTGTTCGGTATATAACCAAAACAAAGAGCCAACTTCAATATCATAAAAAATATTTGTAAAATGTCCTCTTCTTAAATCAGCTCTCTCAATAAGAGATTCATCGGCTCTTTTTTCGCAAAAGATTGACATATAGATTGCAGTAGTTAAATCATTACAAATAGCTAAATCGCCATTTTCAAAATCTATATCAAAACCATATTCAAATTGCTTAATAGCTATATCAATCATATATATTTATTATTGAAATTTAAAAAAATAAAATTATTATGAATTTACTTGTCAATAAACAAAATAAAAAAAATAAATAAATGAACGAAATTGCAAAAATAATATCAGTCAACCAAGACGGTAAAGTAAAATTCAAAAAAAGTAGCGGAGAAATCCAGCTCGGTCAAATATTTTTACCTTATGGCTTTTTTTCAAATATTAAAATTACAGAAAATTCTCTTGTTTTAGTATTTTATGTGGATGGCGGAAAAGATTATCCGCTTGTGTGTCCTATCAACATAATAAAACAGCCAAAAATAGAAAGCGGGCAAATTCAAGTTGGAGGATTTGATAATCAGCCCAATATTTTGATAAAAGATAATAGCATAACAATAACAGCAACAAATACAAAAATTGAGGGCGACTTGGAAATAAACGGCAACATTACTATTAATAATGATGCAACAATAACAGGGCAAGCAACAATAACAGGTAAAAACTTTTTAAATCATACACATTCAGCAGTGATGAGCGGAACGGCAAATAGCGGTCCTGTTAGCTAAAAGCTTTGCCAAGATTATTACCAGCAGTTATCAATTTGCTTAACAAAGTATTTAAAGGTGGCAATCCAAAGCTTCCTAAATTAACAATTGATAAATCTGTATAATTACCTTCAATAGTAGTTCTATATTTAACTCCTTGAATTAGAAATGTTCCCGATATATTTCTTGCATCATCAATTAAATTTACAATAGAATTAGGCTTCCATAAATTTTCTTCAAAAAGTGAACCTTTTTGATAATGGCCACTAACAACACATTCATATCTTGCACCTTTTGCTTCTTTAACATTCTTATACCAATTCGCTAATGATTGTAATGATTTATAGCTTGAATTACTATCAACTCTTATAATTACTCTTTTATTGCCAGTCGCAAGATTATTTATTATTGATGCTCTTTGGCTTGTTCTTTTTGAATTATATTCTGTTTTTAACGAACCATAAACATCTATATATTTATATTTTTCGCTTGAATCAACTGATAAAGTAGAATTTAGTATATTACTATCAATAAGTGTATTGGTAGCAAGCTCACCACCCTCTCTTGTTATTACAATATTACCATTTTCATTTGTTAACAATAGAACCTGTGCTTTTTTTGCATAACTATCTAAAAAATCAAATATCTTCTCACTGCCACCATCTTCTATTTTATCAATAAGTTTTAAAACAGGAACATCTTGTATAATTTTAAAATTATAATTATTATCTTGCAAAACAGCTCTTATCAAAGCATTAAAATTCTTTTGTCTATATTGTTTAGGTTTCATATAACTATCAATCAATACTCCCGTTCTATCCCTACCACTGATTCTTATTGAAAAATTTCCTTTTTCTCGCGGGTTTGATATATCTTCTATAATACCAGTCATCACTCTCTCATAATTGCTAAATATATCAACTTCATCATTTCTTTTGCAATCAATACCAACTTTTAAATCAAAAGAGAATGCACCACAAAAGCTTTCAATACTCCTTGAAACTTCGGCAGATAGATAATTAACTTTTATTTTATTAACATAAACATCAAGCATTTTCAGTGAGAATTTTGATTTGACCAGAGACGGCTTTTACATCATTTATAATATTTAATTTTCTTATTGCTTCTTTTTTATCAAGAGAGCCATAAATTGAATAAGTTAAAATATTAATGCTGATAGGTTTAGCAACATTATATAAATTGATATTTGGCAGACTGACTGATTGCTCGTATAATATATTTAATGCCTCCGCTCGCATTTGTATCAAGCTTGATTTTATCGCAGAGTCATAAATACTTAAATCAATAGCAATATCATTAATTACTTTATTGACTTCATCTGTATTTTGAAAATCAATGTCAACACAATTCGCTATTGCCGTTGCAATTGCATAAACTTGAACCATCTTATTAATCTCTTCTTGATTATTTCTTATAGCATTTGAATTTGCAGAATTCCCAACAGCATCCCTATCTTTTTCATTAATATTAAATAGATTTTTACAGACATTAAATAAATCTTTGCTACTATTATATGCAACTTCTAAATTTTGAAATGCTATTTTTAAGTTACTAGCTAAAACCCTTGGACTTTGCACTAAATTATTAGCAGAGCCTACAACTTGATTAATCGCAGTAGAAAAATCACCAAAACCATCACCAGCACTTGAAATAGTGTTGGCAACATCATTAATCTTTTCAGCAACATTTTGTAAAGTTTCAGTGGCACTATCAAATTTTTCTTTTGCATTTTTTACAGACTCAAAAGCTTTATCAAAAACAGCTTCATAATCTCCAAGTATTTTACTTTTTAATGATGCTAAAAATCCTTTTGATTTTTTTAATATAGTATCTTCTTTGCTTATCTGCCTAAACTCTATTGAAAAATCTGTTTTGCCAAGTTTCTGTATACTGTCTTGCATTGAATAAGAGATTGCTTGACAGTAAAAACTGCCCAGTAATGGATGCTTTAATATTCCAGCTTTCTTATTTTCTAATTTTTTTATTAGTTGATCTCTTTGTTTAAAATTACGGCTTCCATCTGTATAGCATTGAATAGTAAAGTCCTTTTTTTTTGTACCAATAAATTCTACATCTCTTCTTGATGATGGATAATCAAGATCAGCAAATTTAATTCCGCCGCCAACAGACGAACTATCAAAACTAAATGTAGCACCTTTAAAAGAGGCTTTCTTAAATCTTTTTGTATTAAATGTCATCTTGTCGCAAAAACTGAATTAATACCAAGATCAACAGCTCTATTATCTACCATACTTTGTATTGTAGTGTTTTTAGGAGTGTTGTTAAATGAAACTGCGATATTACCATTAAAATTTTGATTACTAGACTGTAATTTCGGTTGCATTGTATTTTGATTAGATTTTTCTCCATTGCCAAAAATAAAATCTTTTGTACCGCTAAAAATTTGACCGATTTTACTAAACAAGTCAACTTTACCTAAAATATCAAGAATAGTTTTAAATATATTAGAAAATACTTGCAATATCTTCTCGCCAGCAACAATAAAATCATCAAAAGTAATTTGCTTAATAAAATTAGAAACTCTACCAAAAATAGAAGTGATATCTCCCCAATATTGATAAATTAATGTTGTTGCTACTAGTATTGCAGTAAATGGATTTGCCACCGAAAAAGCAATCAATGCCCTAAATGCTCCTGCCAATGCAACTTGTAATAATGAAAATCCAGTTGTTAACATTACAACACCCTTAAACATTATTGCAAAACCACTTGCTATTGAACCAGCAATAAATAGAATTGGGGTCAATGCAACAGTAATCATTCCGCCATAAATTATAAATTGTTTTAGCTCTGGCGATAATGATTTAAATTTATCTGTAAGATCTGCAACAAAACCAGCAAAATCTCTCATTGTTTGTTTTAAATTTGTTGTCTCAACAATATCCTTTCCCAAATCAGCAAGAGCAATATTAACATTATCTTTTAATGTAGAAAATATACCAGATAAAGTTCCACTTAGTTTTTTCATACCATCAGAGAATTTACCGCCCTGTGAAGTTGCATCAATAAAAGCTTTTTCAACTATCGGGAATGAAACCTTACCTTGCTCTACTAGTTTTTTTATTTCACTAGTTGGTCTATTCATTGTTTTAGCAAGCATTTCAATAATTGGCACTCCATTATTTATAAATTGTAAAATTTCTTGCCCCATTAATCTGCCTTGTGCCGAAGTTTGAGAAAATGCAAGAGCAACTCCCTGTAAATCTCCGCCAGTGATAGCGGCAACATCGCCTATTCTTTTTAAATTAGCAAATGCACTTTCACTAGATAATCCAAAGCCCATCATTGTGTTATTTGCTTTTATCAGCGGAGCTAACTCAAATGGAGTTTCAGCACCAAGCTTGACTAAATTATTAAACATAATTTTACCCTTCTCAGCACTGCCAGCAAGCGACTCTAATTGCATTGCAAGAGTTTCAAAATTAGCAGTAGATTTTAATGCACCAAAACCAATAGCACCAATCCCAAGCGAAAGTGGAGCTAATTTACCGCTCGCTTCTTTTAATGAACTACCAACTTTATTTAATGAATTTGCTATTTGATTTGAGTTATTATTAAGAGAATTGCTAAATGATGAAAATGATTGAGACATTGAGCTAGACATCGCTTTAATATTGCCCGCACTAGCATTTATTGTAGAATTTATTTTTTGTATTTTTGAGCTTACTTTATCAATAAGATCATATACTATTTTAACTTGAAAAGACATTTTTATTTTCTTCCTTTATTATTCTATTTTGATTTTTTACTATTGATAAAATCTTTGCTGGTGTTTGTTTTTCAAGCCAATCTATACTTATAGCACCTTTCCAAAAATATAATATATTAAAATAGTATTCGTCTAATTTTGCTAGGTAATCTATTTCGCTAGTTGCTTCAACCAGCGGACAACCCAGTAATTTGACAAAAAACTTGATACTAGCTCCTGTAAATCTTCTAATGCTAATTTATCAATTTCAGTTTCATCAATTGATTGCTTTAATTCTTCATCTTTGAAAGCAACTTTTGATAATAATGAATAGATTTTATTTTTTCTTTGAGAGAATTTATCATTAAATAAACAAATGCTAACCATAGCTTTCAATTCTTCTGAACTTGCCTCACCCTGTTTTTGAGAATTATTGTTATTATTATTTACAAAATATTGAAGTTCTTTTATAAATTCTCCATTAAAATAGAAGTAAAAATCAGCTAATTCGTTTTTTGCTGGTTCTTTTAAATATAAACAGTCAATATCAGCGAATGTGTTAGATCCGCCAATATTGATTGCTACATTAATTGAATCAAGTAATGATATTTTAAGCATAATAAGGATTGCCGTGGAACGTTAATGATACTGTCTTACCATCGCTTTTAGCGAATGGTAATAATATGCAACCAGTAAATTTCTGGTCTCTATAAGAACAAGTATTATTATTTTTATTATTTTCAATTTCAAGTAATTGTTTTTTATTTTCTTGCGAATAAACAACTTGCAATGTAATAACCGAATAAGCTTTTGAATAATCAGGAGTATGCACTGGTGCACCTCCAACTTGTCCAACAGTTGTGATTTCAGGTCTACCTTCCATAATTTCAGGAGCGTCGCCAGTGTAAGCTAGCGGTTTGCCGTTAACTAAGAATGTTGCTTTATCTGCATATATAGTCATTTTTAAGCCTCGTTATTTGGAGTTAGTGTTATAAATATTTCTTCTAATTGAGAAACTAGGGTCGGATTTATCTCTGTTGTAATTTTACCTTGTAACATATTAACAACTATATTGTTTTTAATATAATCTTTAAAAGCTTCAAGTGCATCATTACTAGCAACTAGTAAGGCATAATTATTATTAATATTATTAAGCCCAGATAGTTGTATATAATAATCTCCAAGAGTTGCGACAAAACTATCAGCATTTACCATTTTTCTACCAGCAACGATATTGCCAGTTGTTAATGAATGCTGTGCGAAATCTCTTTTTAATGATTTGAAAAAATATTCTCTTACAATAGACAATGTATCAAATCTATTTAGACTCTGGAAACTTTTATCAACCTCGCCTTGATTATTGAATTTATAAGTTGTAAATACTTTATTTATATCAATATTAAATCCAGCATTTGTAGGGCAAGTTGCACCAGAATTTTTTAATTCATCTCTCTCTTCTTTTAAGAAATCATTGCCAATTTCAATCGCTGGCAAATTAGGACTTATAGTATTAGCATAAGGTATTGCAGCATTATAATAACCGCCCAGAGCTTCGCCATTTGACATTATTCTTGATATATTAGCATCAGTTGTCAATCTTAACTCTCTTAATGCGACTAATTTAGAAGTAATTGCAAGTGGATTTTCAAAAATTGAACCACCTTTATGTTTTGTTGTATTAATTTTATTAATTGCAAAATATATTAATGTTTTTTTATTTAATAAATCAACAGTAGAATTATGATTAGCATAAGTATCAATTGCAGTTATAAAACCAACACCATCAATTACTTCGTTGTCAACATTTACTCTACTTTCAAGTAAATTTGTTAAAACAGTAATATCAAATTCGGCAGGGTAAATAATAGAAGTAAATCTTTGACCAGTAATAACATCAAATAAGCCAGTTAGCGAAGGAGTCCCAGAGCCGTTAGCCATTGCAGTTATTGTTGTTGTTATTCCAGCAACAGAACCTTCATATTTTAAGCCAATTTTATTACCAATAACCCCTTTATTTATTGAGGTTAAAGCAACAGAGCCAGAAGTATTTATTGCAGAGACAGGGCTAAAAAGATTTGCAGTAATTAAGGTTTCTAATTTTGATCCAATTACAGTCGCAGTATCGCCGTTTGCAATTGCAATTTCATATTTGCCGTTATTTAAACTATCAATATAAACTGTAATTATGCCAGCTTCGGTTGAAGTTCCGCTAAAAGCTATTGTTCCAGTTGCAAAAGCACCACTTCCTGAATCAGACAAGCCAATAGCACTAATTTTTGGTCTTTTTTGTGAAATTGATAATTCCTCAATAAGACTTCTACCAGCGATTGCTAATTGTGAATTTTTACCAAAATAATTATTAAAATCGGTTGCAGTTAGCAATTTTGATTTTAATTCGCCACTAGTAGCCGAACCAGAGCTTGTTTTTTGACCGACAATTAATATTGATCTTTCATCAAGAGCAATTGGAGTTTTACCGCCAACTATATTTACAGAAATTTTAGGATATTCAGACATTATTTTTTATCTTTTTTGTTGTTAATAATTTCAATTGCATTGTCAATTTCAGCATCTCTTATTCTATTCCGCCAAAAGTGTTGCAAAGGCACTCCGTTTTTTGCTTCAATTTCAATTTCTTGATCTTTTGCAAATAAACCGAATGGAGTTCTTAAATCTTGATTAAATTTTATCTTAATATTTGACATTTGTTTCTAATTCATTTAATAAATTAATTTCTTTTAACGGCACGGCATAAACCATTTCGTCAATAGTGTCTTTTATTTGTAATTCACCAGCAACTAGAAAATCAAATCTATGCACATAATAAGCAGAT